CCCGGACGACGGGATCTTGGCCACGGACGGCGTGCATGCCACGTTGTCCTCGGGACAGGTACTAAGCGTCACGGTGCTGTACGTCGGCGGAGCGCCTGCGTAATGAGACGTAACGGCATGGGCCTGGCTCTTCGTGGCGGCGGGGCCGTTCGCAAAGGCATGGGCATTGCTACGTCAGTCAAAAGCGGGAACTTTCGCTCTACGAAGTCCGGTGCGGGCATGACTAAGAAAGGCGTGGCGGCATACCGCCGCGCTAATCCTGGCAGCAAGCTTCAAACTGCGGTAACCGAAAGCAATCCCGGCCCTGCTCGAGCCAAGCGGCGCAAGTCTTTTTGTGCACGATCGGCCGGACAGATGAAGATGTACCCCGAGGCCGCTAAAGATCCGAATAGTCGGATTCGCCAAGCGCGTCGTCGGTGGAAGTGTTAATCCTTAAGGAGGAAATGACAATGCCTGGCAAACTAAAGATGGTCATGAAGAAGGGAAAGAGGGTTCCTGCCTTTGCCGCTGACGGTGTGGGCAAGATGAAGAAGGGCGGCATGGCGGACAAGAAAGGCCGTGCTATGAAGAAGGGCGGTAAGGACGCGCGTGGTCGCGCGATGCGAGGGTACTAACATGGCCGGTCGTGGAATGGGCGCAGCTTCCCGTGGTGGTGGCTGCGTGGGCAGTGGCCCGAAAAACAAGGTGGTTTCCGAACCTAGCATGAAGACCGGCAAGGTTGTCATGATGTCCAACGGCGGTGACGTCAATCAGCACAAGCGTATGGCTATGGGCATGAGGGGCGGCGGTATGCCGATGCGCGGCTACAAGAAGGGCGGCATGGCCAAGAAAAAGAAGGTCAAGAAGATGCGCGACGGCGGAGCGTCTTGCGGCTAATTCATGGCCACATCGGGCACCACAGACTTCAATCTATCGATCGACGATTTGATTGAAGAGGCATTTGAGCGTTGCGGCATGCGGCCGACGAGTGGTTATCACCTCACGTCCGCACGTCGCTCGCTCAACTTGCTGTTTCTGGACTGGGCCAACAGAGGCCTTAACCTCTGGACGATCGAGCAGGCGACGTACACGCTGACGCAGGGCATCAACGAGATCTCTTTGGCGACCGACACGGTCAATGTCTTGGAGGCGATCATTCGTCAGAGCAGCCAGGGGGTTAACTCTGACGTCTACATCGAGCGGATCAGTCGTGAAGACTACCTGAACATGCCTGATAAGACTTCGGAAGCGCGGCCCGCACAGTTCTACGTGCAACGCGACAATACGCCGAAGGTTTTCTTCTATCCAGCGGCGGACCAGACGTACACGTTTATCTATTATCGAATCCGTCGGATCCAGGATGCTGGTGTGTACACCAACACCTCGGATGTCAACTTCCGCTTCCTACCGTGCCTGACTTCGGGGCTTGCGTACCAATTATCGTTGAAGTTTGCCCCGGATCGCACCCCTGCACTCAAGGCGATCTACGAAGAAGACTTTAATCGCGCTGCGATGGAGGATCGGGACACGGCGAGCGTGCAGTTCGTGCCTGATTTGGGGGTCTAATGGCCTACGCAACTGGCAAACACTCCTACGGACTGTGCGATTTCTGCGGTCAGCGGTATCCCTATAACGTCCTGCGCAAACAATGGCAGGGCTACATGGTCTGCCCGGACGATTACGAGCCGAAAGAGCCGCAGTTAGAGCCGCTTCGGTATCGCGGAGATGCTATTGCACTACGCGACCCTCGTCCCGATCGCATCGAACCTGTCTCTGTGTTTGTCGGAGCGCCTGGTTTTACCGCTTTTCAGAGCTTTGGGAGTGCCAGAAACACGAATGACATGCGACCATACATCCTTGGGCAGGCATTAATTGCCCAAGGTGTCGTAGGATCAGTTACGGTAACAACGTCATGACATACGACGAACTGGTTACGGACATTCGGAACTACTCGGAGACGGGATCTAACGTCTTTACGAACTCGGTCATTAATACTTTCATTACGTTTGCGGAGAATCGGATCCTCCGCGACATCGATTTAGACGTTTTTAAGCTCGAAGTCAGCGGAAACATGACTTCGGGCAACAAATTTCTGACCGCCCCGAGTGACATCCTCACTCATCGCTACATGATGATCACCTCGGGCAACGATCAGATCTTTTTGGACTTCCGTGACACGTCCTTTATGAAGGAATACTGGCCAAATGGGGCCAGCACGGGCGTCCCCAAGTACTATTCCGTGTGGGATCAGAACACGTTCTATATCGCGCCGACCCCAAATGCTAATTTTGTGGTCGAACTGGGCTATATCTATCGCCCCACGCAGCTTTCGTCGACCAATACGACGACTTGGATCAGCAACAACGCCCCAGAAGCCCTGTTTTATGCCTGCATGATCCAGGCATACAGCTACACCAAGGGCCCGCCGGAGATGATGCAGTATTTCCAGAACTCGTATCAGCAAGCGATCCAAGGCCTCGGCATCGAGCAGCAGGGACGCCGCCGCCGCGACGAGTACCGCGATGGTATGATTCGTATTCCGGTTAAATCGGAGTCACCTGGCCCATGATCACTGTAGAAATGCCTGTTTTGACGAGCGGAGTCTCCGTCGCCACGACCCAGAATCGGGGGTGGGACGTTGAAGAGCTTGCGCAACGGGCGTCAGACAAGATTATTTTCGTCGGGGATCAGTCGCATCCGGCTGTCCAGGCGCAGGCGCGAGCCTTTAAAGCGCAGGTTAAGCATGTGGTCGCCTTCTATTTGAGGGAGGCCGTCGAGCAGGACCGTCTAACGATCGCCAATCGGCTTCGCGAGGCGGGTCATCCAGAGCTGGTTCATTTGTTGGGAGAATAGCAATGGCGTTTTCAGGCAATTTTATGTGCACCAGCTTCAAAGTAGAGCTGATGAAGGCGGTGCATAATTTTACGACAAGCACCGGCAACACCTTCAAGCTGGCCCTGTACGACAACAGCGCGTCCTTCACGGCTGCGACCACGGCGTACACGGCGACTAACGAGGTGGCGAACTCCGGCACGTACTCGGCAGGGGGTGGCGCGCTCACGAACGTGACCCCGACGAGCTCGGGCACGACGGCGTTCACGGATTTTGCTGATTTGTCGTTCACGAGTGCAACGATTACGGCTTTTGGTGCGTTGATCTACAACGATTCGGCGGCGGGAGATCCTTCGGTGTGCGTGCTGGACTTCGGCGGGGCGAAGACCTCAACGAACGGCACGTTCACGATCATCTTCCCGACCGACGATTCAACCTCGGCCATTATCCGAATAGCCTAAGAGGCGGTAAGTGACCGATGCCGTCGTTGCTTTCCAAGGGTGGAATGCTTCTGGCGTAGGCTGGGGCGACGATCCTTGGGGTGAAAGCCTCGCGGCACTTCCGACGGGGACAGGCCAGGTCGGCTCTGTCGTTGTTGCGGCTAATGCGGATGTTCCGGTCACTGGTTTACAGGCCACGGCTTCCGTCGGCTCCGTCACCGTCACCGCGGGAGCCGATGTCAACGTCACGGGGCTCGAGGCCACGGGTTCTGTTGGCACGGTTCAGGTCACAGGCACAGCAAATGTCACGCTCACGGGCGTCGCAGGCACGGGCGAAGTTGGCACGGTTACCGTTGCGGCTAATGCCGATGTGCCGCTTACAGGGCTCCAGGCGACGGCATCCGTTGGATTCGTTACGGTTACCGCTGGTGCCAGCGTCACGCTCACGGGCGTCGAAGCCACGGGATTCATTGGTCAAGCGGCGGTTACCGGCAACGCGATTGTATCGGTCACCGGTGTTTCCGCGACAGGCCAGGTTGGTACTGTCACTCCCACCGCGAATGCGGATGTTCATGTTACCGGCGTTTTCGCCACGGGTCAGGTCGGTACTGTATTGGTTTGGGGCGTGATTAATGACAACCAGACACCCAACTGGCAGAATGTCGACGACTCGCAGACACAAAATTGGGTCATAGTCAACGACGGCAATACGGTGGTTTGGACTCAGATTTCGACGTAAAGGGATATCTCTATGGCTAGTTCATACTCAACAAACCTGAAGATCGAGTTGCAGGCGACCGGCGAAAACTCCGGCACCTGGGGCACGATTACCAACACCAACCTCGGCACCGCCCTCGAGCAAGCCATCGTCGGTTACGGCAACCCGAACTACGCATCGGATGCCAACCTGACGCTGACCTATACGGACACCAATGCCGCGCAGGCGGCACGCGCACTGGTGTTGAACGTCACTTCGACGGGTAGCCTCACGGCCACACGCGAGCTCGTGGTTCCGACGATCCAGAAGCAGTACATCGTCCAGAACAACACGACCGGATCGCAGAGCATTACCGTCAAGACCTCGGGCGGCACGGGGATCACGGTCCCTGCCGGCCGCAAGGCGCATCTTTACGTCGACGGCACGAACGTCATTTACATGGATGACTTCGTCGACATCAACGGCGGCACGATTGACGGAACGACCATTGGCGGATCGGTCGCTGCGGCAGGTACGTTTACGACCGCCACCGCCACGACTGCCAACATCACCACCGTCAACGCCACCACCGTAGACGCCACCAACATCGAAGTGACGACGATCAAGGCGAAGGACGGCACGGCGGCGATCACGATTGCCGATAGCACCGGAGCGGTGAGTGCCTCTAGCACCGTCTCTGCCACGAAACTGATCCCGACCGGCAACGTCACGGCGGGCAATGGAATGTACCTCCCTGCCTCGGACACGCTGGCGTGGTCTACAGGCGGCACCGAGAGGATGCGGCTGGATCCGACCGGAAGATTAGGAGTCGGCACTAACAATCCCGCCGTTACCCTGCGAGTTTCCAATACTTCCGGCGAAGTCTTTCGTCTAACAAATACAACTGCCACCGAA